TTCCACACAACACGATCGTTGTACATTGTTTCCATTAGAATTGGCAAGAACCCCTGTCTGTCCCTATCAAACATACAACCAGATCCACAGAAAGTAACATTCCGTTCTTTCAACTCGTTCTGCAGTTCGATATCGTCTACAAGACCACCATCAATTAATTTACCAACATCCACATCTAACTTCTGATCGACAAACGTGTCAGGTGAAATGTTATATTGCATGATAAGATGTGGATAAAGACTATTCAAGTCAAACGAAACAACCCAGTTGTGCATTCCAACTTGTGGGTCTTTAACATAGGCTCCTTGAATTGTTCTGTCTTCTTCTTTGCTTCTTGCTTGGAGAAACGGAACCACAATACCTTGCTTTCTCAAGTAGTTGTGAATCATCACGTCCCAGATTCGGACAGTTGTCATCGTTTCGATAAGATTGACCTTAGCATCATACGCTAGCGCATACACCTGCTCTAGAAGTTTAATCTTCTCTTCTAGCTGACAAACAAGCTCAACGTCTTTGATGTTATAGTTGATGAAGTTCTGGTAATCTTTCTTGTAAAATTCATCAAGAGTTTCATAGCCTAGAGCAACATAATCCAACTTCTTCTCACCAAGCTCCATGAAAGCAATATGATCGAGCTTGTAGCTTTCTTGTGGTGTGTATGAGAACTTCTTGTAAAGACCAAGATAGTCTAACACATTTATGCCAGCTGGGTGTTCTATTTTCACCATGTCATCAGTAAACATTGTCTTCACATATCGGGCATTGTTAAACCCAAACGGAGACAGAGCAAGACCCGCTTCCTTGCCAAGAACCCTAGTTATCCGCCTCATCAGATATGGTATGTCAAAATACTCCACGTTCCACCCCGTCACTACATCAGGAGCAAATTTCTTTGAATTCCATACAACAAGGAACTTCTGCAAAAGATCTTTTTCATCTTTGCATTTAACGTAAGTAACTTTTGGGTCTTCTACTTTATATGGCCTACAACCAAACACAACAAACTCAGCATTCTTTTTTATAGCAATAGCCGTCACTTCTTTGTCTGCTTCAAGTATGTCAGGAAAGCCACCTTCAGAGTCGGTCTCGATATCAAGCACCACCATCGAAATTTGATCAACATCATATTTAATATCTTTTGGATATAGGTCATTGATGAGACAATGTACCATCTCAAATTCTTTTGCTCCAAACCCGTGTATCTTTACGTTTGCAGCAGTGCCGTATTCTTCAAGAAACTCTTTAAACTTTTTTGAGCCCTTGAATTGCTTTTTAGCAACTGCCTTCCCTTGGAGGGTTCTAAATTCAGGATTAGCGTTTGTGGTGGGAATAAAACAATAGGGTTGGCAAGGGATCTCGCGAACAATCCTTTTACCACCCTCATAACCTTTAACATGAAAGGTATCCGTCTTCATGTTCCAGCTTACGTTAGTATAAAAGTTCATTTAATCTCACAATATAATTTTCATTCATTATACACACTAACATAACAAAAGTCAACAAAAAAGGGCCCGAAGACCCTTTTTTCTAGTGCGCGCGGTTCGACATTAAATCGTTTTGTAGACTTCTTACCTCTTTCACACACTCAACAACAAACACGAACCCCTTTAATACATTTTTAAGTAATTTCATACTCTACTCACTTTCTGCTAAGAATTGTTTTTCGGTCTTGTTTTCTTGCTCGCTGAACGCGATCTTTTTTGGCTTTTTGTGCTCTGGAATCATATTTTCCAGAAAGATCTTTAACATGCCATTAATAATATCAGCATTCTTAACTTCGATGGTATCTGCTAGTTTGTATTCCCGAGTAAATGGGCGAGCAGCAACACCTTTGAACAAATAGTTGTTTTCAGCATCCTCTGTCGTTTTACCGGTAATACGCAAAACATTGTTAGCAGTTTCAATCTCGATATCTGTTTTGGCAAAGCCAGCAACAGCCATTTCAATTACATATTTGTTGTCGTCAATTTTTTTGAGATTGTAGGGCGGATACCCTGGGATGGTGGGGATTGTTTCTTCAAACTGCTTACGCAGCGCATCAAAACCAATGAAATACTTTTCAAAATCTTTTGCAAACATAAAGCCTCCTAAAATTTCAGCAAGGTTATAAGAATGTAGCCCTTTCGGCGCCACGTCTCTATTTATATATTATCCAACAACGATATAGTAATTTCTGCTTCTTCACACATAATTTTTGTGATGTTGTGATTATATTTAGTGTCATTGCCGTCATATTTTACAGACACTATTCTCTTTATTCCTCTTGCAATAATACTCTTACAGCACTCATTGCAGGGCATCAGGGTAGTATATATGGTGCAATAGGATAAGTCAACAGAAGCATTATCCATAGCGTTTCGTTCTGCGTGAGAAACAAGGAGAAGTTTAGTCTCCCTGTCGTTATAACTCTCAGGTAGGTCCTGTACTCCTTTTGGAAACCCGTTATAACCCAGACTCACAACTTGATTTTTTGGATTAACAATCACAGCCCCAACTTTTGTCGATGGGTCTTTAGACCACTGTGATACATTGAACGCCAGTCCCAAATACCGGCCGTCCCATTTGTCGTCCATTTCTACTTCTTCACATAACTAGATTTTCTCGGCGAGGTTTCAAGTAGCTCCCAACCCATCGCAAATATTTTTTCTTCAATCTGGGCGTGTGGATACATTGCGAGATTGTTAAATACCCAAACAGCCCCTTTTGGACTCCTTGGATCAAAGAATTCTATTTCAGTATTAAGAGCTTCTAAAGTGTGTGGACCATCATAGAATACCAAAGCATACTTGTTCTCCATAGTTTTTACTTGGTTATAGAACGGAACACCATCTCCATATCGAGCAAAGAATTCAACATCTTCCATACACATAAAAACTATATTGACGGGCTTTTCTTGAGCATATTCGTAAATTGCTGCCATTGACTCGTTACGCATATCATTATTATAGTCGAGTTTTAATGGACGTGCGCCCTCTGTTTCTCCAAGGTGGTAATCAATATTTCCATAGGGATCAATACATACGACGTTTCGTTGAAAATCTTCGTTGGTTAACAGAGAGTCAACAATAACTTTCAAACTACCCCCTCGACGAGTACCAATTTCACAAATAGCCCCAGGAACATTTTTTATTTGCAAGGCTGCAATATTCAACACTTCATAATTAGCGCTGTCTGTCTCAAGGCCACGTTTCTTTTTGTTGGTGAGTTTAAACTCCCGATTAAATTTCTTCATCTCCCCACTATCATCAAACACCCCACCAATTTTCAAGGCTGTATCACCCAATTCAATCTCAAACTTCATATCCATATTAAAATTCCTTTATCGTTTACCAATGTTATATTTAACTACTAAATCCCAATCATTCTTTTCTTTGTGTGTAATGACCTTTATTTGACTCAAAGGTGCTTTTGGTTCCTTGCTTTTTTCTGGATTGACTAACTTTACAAGGCCCCACTCTGCTATTAAGCCAGCAATAGTGTTACGTCTACCTACATCTTCCTCAGAAAAATTTGTTGGCTTACCATCAAGCGCAAACAGTTCTTTGAAGTGTACAATGTAGTATTTTCCTTGTTTGTGAAGAATATGACAACTTTGAAATAGCTTGTTATCTTTCTTTGAAGCTACGCCAATACGTGTCAGAGTTTCTCTCACTTTCAAGAAAGCCTCTTCCTCAGCTAGAATTACCTCTATTAGACTTTCGATGTTCATTATCCACCCTTTTGTAGTTTTTCTTTTACAAGGTTGATTTGATCACTAGAAAGCAATGACATAGCCTGAACAGTTTTCTCATTACTATATCCGTAATACTGTTGGATAGCATCAAAATCATTATTTTCCACCTTTTTCACCCACTTAGCAAACCGTTTAAGGGGTCTGATGCTATTTAGCAGAAAGTGATATTGCAACTTATTCTCAGTTGCATGCCTGCGATTTACCTCGTTGGCATACATGATTGTATCCGGAAAATATGACAAAGCCCTGTTGACTAGAAATGGTTGGTACAACCTCCCACACTCTGGTTGGTCCTTCATCAGGTCCTTTTTTGCATGAGAAATATCATTTACAAACTCAAACGGGCTCACGACTCAACAGCCAGTCTATTCCACACACCGTTTGTTTTTACCCACAACATATTATCTTTTCCAACAGAAATTTCCGTGCTGTTTGCTCCATTCGTAATTCTAAAAGTAGCTAGCTCCGATTTAACAGGAGCATCCTTTTTACGGTTAGTCATAGCAAACACAGACACAGCTGTTACAGGCACACCAACACCAACAACAGCTGCCCCAAGAACACCCAACCCACCAAAAAAACGTCTACGATTATTATCCATAATATATTTCCTATTTCAATTCACACTCAACCATCAACTCCGTGAAGCAGGCAGCCATGTTTATCTCCTGGTCTGCAACAAACGCGGCTTTGTATTGGTAATCAGCAAGAATTAGTACCATTTGTGGAATACTGTTTGTCTTCAAAAAATCTACAGAGTAATCATAAAACTTACGAAACATAGTAGTCTGGTCAATGTCTGAGTTCTCTCCAACCCATTTACGAACCTCTGAAAAGTTCTTTGCTCTCATTGCTTGTGCAAGAGTTTTAAATGATTCGTCCGAGAATGAAGTCAGAATACCAGTATCAATGTTTCCTGTCGCAGAATATCTCTGCAACTCATTAATAATCCTTCTCCAATCAGGAAAGTACTTGCTTATCAGAGCTGCTAGTACTTTAGGATCGAAAGCCACTTTCTCTTGGTTCAATATTTCTACAGCTCGTTTGTAGAACGCAGTAGCCAGCTTAGGCTTATCCTCGTTTTGAATCTTGAAGTCAATTACTGAACACCTAGAATGGAGTGGGGCAATAATCCTATTACTAAAATTACACGTGAGAATAAAACCACAGTTTGCTGAATACTCTTCCATGAAATTACGAAGAGCAGGTTGAGTAGAGTTAGGATTTAGATAATCAGCCTCATCCAAAATTACATATTTTCGACCACCATGAAACGACACAGAAGATGCAAATGCCATAATATCGTTTCGTAGAGTGTCGATGTTACCATTCAACGATCCGTTAATAATAACTGAGTCACAATCTAACTCTTTCAACATAGCCTTTGCAACAGTAGTCTTTCCTACACCAGCACGACCAGACAACAACAGATTAGGAATGCTACCATCCTTCACAAATTGTTGAAAGGTCTTTTTAAGAGTGGAAGTGAGAACACACTCCCCAATAGTGGAAGGTCTGTACTTCTCGACCCAAAGAAATTCATCATGCATCATAATATAGTACTCCTCAAATTTACTTCACAAAT